CTGCTCGTTTCTTTAAAATTGGCTGCGACTGAATGAAACTCTCCTCCGAAATTAAATCGCCGTCAAGTGCAAATTTGCAGAACTGTGTAAAACAAGACATATTTCCCAGTTACCGAAGTGGTACAGCGAAGGCCGTCATCCCGCCTTTTGACGCCTGACAAACGGCTCGATCTGCGCAACGGGAGGCTTCTTAATCGGTTGCGATGCCCAGACCTGCTCTCCCCACTCGCGCTGCGCCGAGCTGCAAATCGCGGTGTAGTGCTGCTGCATACGCTGCGTCATGTGCCCGGCGTAACTCATGGCCACCGCCAGCGGAACGCCGGCCTCGGCCATGCGCGTGATGCCGGTGTGGCGAAGGTCGTAGATGCGCAGCCGCGGCATTTCGGCAGCGTCGCGAAGCTCATTCCAGCGGCGCTTGAGGCCGCTATCGCTCATGCCCTGGAGCGGGTCGTAGTCGACGAAGTTCTCGCAGCGCGGAAACAGGTAATGCCACGGCTCGACGGCGCCGAGCTCGCGCGCACGCTGCACGAGGCCGTTGATCGCCCACCTGGCCTGATGAGAAACCAGCGGTATAGTCCTCTGGCGGAAACGGTTCTTGGCCCCGCTGGCCGGTATCACGATGAAGCATGGGTCGAGCGAAACATGCTCGAGCCGGATCGACCTGAGCTCCCCAGGGCCCGCAGTCGATTGCAGAGCGATAATCGCATACTGATGCATGAAGCGAAACTCCGGCCGGCTCGATGCAACGTCGAAAAGCTCGGCCTGCTGCTCCCGCGTAAGCGCTCGCTTGAGATCGTTCTGCACCGGGCGCACGCGCTGGAATCGCCGATCGCGCAGCTCATCCCACAGCCCGGCCTCTCGCAGAACGCGGATCAGGATGGCAATCTCCTTGCGGATAGTATTGGCGGCAGCGCGATGCGTCCACGCGCCTGCAGCCTGGTCGCATACGGCTCGCGCCTGCTGATAGGCCCGCATGTGGCCGTCGGTGATATCTCGAAGCCGCAGCAGCCCGAAGAACTTGCCCAGAGCCCTGGCCGAAGTGCGATAGTCCGTCTCAGTCTTGCCCGACATGTAACTTGGATCGGCGTCGTAAAGCCGTCCGGATATAACTCGGCGGCCGATCCAAAGCGCGAATGCATCCGGAAAAAGAAGGTCTCCTGAAAGAGTTTCTTCAACCATTTGGGCCCGTATACATACGGGGCAGTCGATATGTCCGGGGGAGTGCCGAACGTTGGACTCATGAAGCGAGACTTTCGGTACGTGCAAAACTTACCTCGGTGCAATAAAAAAATTCCAATATCCACAAAGGATTTCGGCGACCGTTCGCGTTGACTTCAGCGGCGGACTGCCTTTCATAGTACCGAAGTACCGCAAGACAATGCAAGACAAACGATGCGGCTGTCTTGCAATTTTCACCGAACGGGAGGACAATCGTAACCATGCCCAAACCCCGTAAGGCGTCAATCCCGAAAAAAACGGCCGCCAAGCGCGATGCCAAGGTCTCAGTGTCGTTGCGCTTTTCGCCTGCGATCCTGGCTCGCCTTGACGCCACGGCCGAAAAGAAAGGCACCGATCGCACCGCGCTGGTGCAGCTTGCGGTGGCGGAGTGGCTGGAAAAATTAGAGAAGGAGAACCTCAAATGAACACCAGCGCTTTACTACAATGCTCGGTTTGCCGCACACAGTTCGCCGTCGGCGCGCACGCCTGCCCAGGCTGCGGGCTGCAGCTGGTCGCGCAGGCCTCGCCCGTAGTTCGCGTCCGGCGGCCGTTCTTTTCATTCTTGTCAGTGACCGTCGCGGCCATCGCCGTCTTTTTCGCGGTCTCCTGGATAGCAAGCACAGTCAAGATCTCGAGCGCGGAATCAGGCCGTGAAGCTTTTGTCCGCGACGCCAACACCGGAAAGCTGTCGACGCCGGCGGCATTTGAGTCCCGCTGCGGCAACGCGCGCTGGACGCATCAGACCGCCAAGGGAATCGACCTCCAATACCCAGGTCCCGGCAACGACGACTATTTCATTACCCTCACCACTGCCGGCAATGTTTACGAGCGCAGTCACTTCCTCGGCGTCAATTCGAAGCCCAGCAGCTATCGCACGCCGATGACAGCTTCGGACCTCTTCTCGGCTCTCGGCTGCAATTAACGGTCGGCCTGATCGACAGAGTAAAGCGGAAACGCCGGCGGATTGCGGTAGCCGATGAACGTTCCGCTTGAGGGCTGAGATCCCGATCCTGTGAATTTGAAGCTGGCGATTGAGGCAGTGATGGGCATCGACGTATCCCAGGTGAACGTGTTCGAATAAGTTCCCGTTGCCACCTGCGGCTGCCACCCTGCAAACAGCGCCGCATCGTGTCCTCCGCATGTCAGTCCCAAACCGCTCCATCCCGTACTTTGGCTTGTGAAGCCAAGCCGATTGCTGGCGTCATCGACCGTCGAAAACGACAGCACGAGCTCGTTCGGAAATCCCGTCGTTATGCTGCCCGTACCCAGAGATGAAGCTCCACTCAGGTTTGCGGCGGTCGAGAACACATCTTGAGCTGGAGCGGAAGGCACGCCAAAATCGAGAAGCGCAACGCACTGGGCATTGGTGTTGGTCGCAGTGTAGGATCCCGCGGCAACGTTGCTGCCGGCGATTGTCCAGAAAAGCCCGTAGCCGTTGCCGGTTCCTGGGGCGAAGTAAGTATGCCAGGTATCACCGATCGAATCCGACATCGCTCCCGGGCCGGTTGAGACGGTCTGATTGGTCATAGGAACGACAATCAAATCTCCCTGCTTTACGGCCCCGATCAGCGTTGCCGACAGGCTGCTATCCGAGCCCGAACCGGCCGATCCTCGCGTCCGCTGCTTCAGGACAGGTGTTGCGACAGGCGCCGATTCAAGCACCATGATCAGCCCTTGCGGGAAGAAACTTGCGCTGCTCGGAGTGATCGTGTTGGAATAACTTCCCGATGAAACAACTTCGTCCCACATCTGCAGCGAGTCGCCATTTCCTCCAGCACTTACTGGCACCAGGCTGCCCGATGCACTGAAGGTGATGCCCGTATTCTGCATAACTGCGCCCATGGAGAAGAGGACCGATGTCGAATTGGCCTGCACCGTGCCGGCAGGAATAGTGCCGATTCCCGTATTCTGCGTGAAGTAAACTGAGCTGGCGCCGAATGGAGCAGTCGAACTCAGGCCAGAGTACTCCCAGACCTGCGATCCCTTGGTGGAACTGGATGTGGAGCAGGTCACAGTTGTTCCGCCGCCGGTTCCTGAATAAGACGCGGAGTTAGCCAGGCCGTAAAAGTGGTAGGAGTTAGACGAGTCCGAAGTTATCTCGATCGGCAGCGGCATCCACGATTGCGAATCAGAATCGCTGGGTAAGCCGGTGTCGTTTTCGCACATCACAATAAGGGCATGACCGGATCCATTTGGCAGCGGGAAGGTGACAGCATTTGTTGCAGAGAAGCCGCTGTATTGCAGTCGCCCCGGACTGGGCAACACAGATCGGAAGGCGATGAACGTGATGGTTATATTCGACCCGAAAGTGTTGACGATGCCTCCCGCGCTTGTATCGAACGTATAGGTTCCAGGTCCACCGGTCACGTCGAAAGTTCCGCTAACGAAACCCGATGGAGAAGACGAGCAGGTGTTGGCGCGAAAGGTGAAGACCGTGCCGATCGACGTGTTGTTGATGCTGCTGCACGATCCCGACCCTGGCCCAAAATTCTCCACCGCGAAAATTAAATCATCCGTTCCCTGCGTGGTTATCGAAGTGGCAAAGCAGCAGTTTTGCCGTCCAAATGTAGTGGATACCTCAACAGCATAAGTGGTTGTCTCTCCGGAGTATTCATCGATCATGATGTTGATTCCGGTCGAAGAGCCAAACGAAGCGGTAACCGTGCAGGATCCTCCGGGAACATTCATCGCATAAAACACAGCCACGTCGTTAAACGGGGCCGTGGCGATAGCAAAGTTCCATTGCGCATTACCTCCCGTTCCTGGCGTCCAGGAGGTAATCCCGCATCCGGAGACGGACGTGGGCAGCGTGCCAGGAGTGCTAAGGCCATTGGCTACGACCAATTTCAACAGGTTTCCAGCCCCGACTCCGGATAGAGTCACAGACGCGCTGGTCGAGCTGGAGACGCTATTCTGATTGCCCTGCACGAAGGCGGGCGCGGCCCAGCAAGAAGCCGACAAGGCACACATCAAAGTGGCGAGAACGTATTTATATATCCGCACAGTTGCCCCCTATCGAGTGAGCTTGAGATTGATGGCGATGTTCGCAAGCGTCGCGTCGGCCGTACCGCCGCCGTCGACCTCGACGATGTCGCTTGCGCTGATTGATCCGCCGCTGCCAGAGAAGCTTCCCGTCACACCGCTCGCAGACCAGCTGACAGTGCATAGCGTCGTCGACGTGGTGATGTCTGTGACCGTGATGGAGAAGGATCCAGTTGCGGCGACTTTTGCGTGCGCCAGGCTGCCCGAGCAGCTCGAGGGAACCGTGTAGGCCGCGAAAAGCGGCATATACCACGCCACCTGTGAATTGGTCATTGTGCCCGGGATGAAGATGGCTAGCGGCTGCGTGCACACGCCTGTAGCAATGCCGCCATTGCTGTCGACGCAGGCAGGGTTTCCGGTCCCGCTGAGCGTGCCGGCCGTGGGAGAACCGGTATCAGTGCCCACCTTGGTGAGACTTGTGCCCCACGCGGATCCCGTCGAGACAGCGACGCCTGCGCCGGGGTAACTGCCAGATGGCGCAGCCCAGGCGGTCACGCCGCTGACCGTGGTGAGCACAAAGCCATTGGTGCCCGCAGGGGCAATCTGGTTGGGGTTGAAGAGCGATGCAGCCAGCGTGGAATCAAAACGCGGCGAGAACGCCGCGACCAACGCCGCAAACACAATCGCTCCACCGACGGCGCGTTTAGTGCCAGTAGACAGCTTCATAGACATCGCTCCCTGTTGCAGCAACGGTGAGGGTGATAGCTGCGCCAGACACGGAGTAATCCGGCGAGCCAGTAAGCTGCGTGAGACGCTGGCCATTCTTGAAGAGGCCAATCAGCGTCGCGGGCGCGTGACTAAATGCCCCACTCGTGCCAGACATGGTGATCAGCTCGTCAGTAAATGTGCCGAGCCCGCTGCCTGGAGGAACTGCCCATGTTCCATCCGCCTTGAGAAACTTGCCGGCGGCCGCGGACCCCGACGGCGGAGCGGGCGCGCTTCCGGCCAGACCGCCAGACCCGGTATCTCCGACCATGGCAGGCGTGTAATTGCTCTCGTTCACCGTGGGCGAGCCGCCGTCGTTTTGCCACACATTGTTTTGCTGGCCGGAGGGCGGCGCCGGCGTTGTGTTGGAAAAGTTGAGCGTGGTAGCTAGCGGCATGCGATGACTCCTGACTTAAATGCCATAAGGCACTCCCGTGGGCGTGTAACTGTACGCTGGCACATCTGACAAACTCTGGATAGCCGCGCCGAATTGATTGAAGCTGACAACCTTGAAAAATAACTCCACACCCACCCACGTCGCCGCCATGTTGATCTTGCAGATGCCGGTCCCGTCGGGGGAGAGAAACGCGAAGCGGTTGCCGATGGTGTGCAGGATTCCGACACTGCCGGAGTTGGGCGCGTCGAAAACCGAGCGATCGAGATGATTGCCGCTTCCTGTGGCCTTGAGCGTGTACTTATTCGCGGCCGTGAGCACCGCGGTCGCATAGCTCATCAGCTCGTAATTAAAGGCGAACGACGGCGCTGCGATTGGCGTTCCGTTCTGATTGAAGCTCAGATCGCTCAACGATGCGATCGCAACTGTGTTGCTCTGAATGGAGATATCAGCGCCCTGCACATAACAGGGGTAAACGTGATTGTCCTGGTCTGCGACGGTGTAACTCTCGAGCGCCCCATTCGACTCGGTAAGATCGACAGCCAGGTCATTCACGGTATCCGGCGTGGTCCCCGCAGGCCACGCGGCAGTGAGATCTCCAGTGATGGCCGAGCCAAGCAGCGGATCGCCGGCCGCGACATAGCTGGCTCCTCCGTTGGTGCTGACATACACTTGTGCGCCGCCGTAATTGGTCGCCGAGCTCGATATCACAAGCCAGAGCTGCGCTTGAGGCTGCTCATTGCAAAGCTGGGGCACAGGCTCAAAGATGATGGGCGGATTGACGTCGCCTGCGCTCTCCTGAATTGGGCTTGTTCCGGACACAGGCGGCGCGACTCCCAGCGCCGTCGGCGCGCACATGCCATAGACAAACGGCTCGGCCTCACATTCGAGGCTGCAATCGTCCTGCTCAGCGCACGAGGTCAGCCGCACAGGAACGCCTACGACGGCCTGCAGCTCATCGGTAAGAGTTACCAGATCCATCGGCGACAGCAGCATCCACCGAGGCGACAGCGAGAACTTCCACACGTCTCCGCCATACTGATTACGCCGAACCTGAATCCCAAGCAGAGCACGCGCGATCGAAGCATCCTGGATGGCGTTGTTCACGATGGGATCGGCCTTGCGCTCGCCCCACAACGCGATCGACACTGCATCCGGCTGCTGCACTACGACCTGGTTGTAATCATCCTCACGGCTCACGCACTGCATCTGCAGCACATTGGGCATATCCACGCGCGAAGCCGTCTCGCACGCCGGGCATCCGTCGTCTCCAACAAAGTCGCCGTTAGCCTGGTCGAGATCCGCGACGGGCCCAGATGCGGTGGGCGCGGTGTAGGTTGCGCCATTTCCGGCGAAGCTCGCCTCCGAGTAGGGATAACTGAACAGCTTTCCGCCCAGGTCGACAGGCGCGGCATTTGCTGCGGAATAAAGCGTCTTGAGCCAGTCGGACGCAGCCGACTGCGAGGTCATACTCAGCGACCCGATAAGGCCGTATGCGCGGCACTGCGCGCGGACGAGCTCGAGCGAGGCGAAATCGATGAAGTCTCCCAGCGGCCGCGGATAGCTCGGCGGCTGCAGCGACTTGAATGTCAGCAGTGCCGTGGTCTCAGGAGTTGGGCCAAGAGCCGTAAACCCAAAAGTTCCAGGCGAGCGAATGATTCGCTCGAACAGATTGAATGTGGGCGGCTGGCCGGCGTAGAAGTTTGGCGGAGTGGCAGCGTCCCATCCCGCCGGCAGGTTGCCTTCAGCAGAAGAGAACGAAGTCGCGATCAGCTCTGCGTTCGAAAGAAAGCTGAAGCCCGCGAGCTCGGCTATCGACACGCCTCCCGATGAAACCTCGACGCTGCCTGCTCCGTAAAACGGAATCGCAAGCAGATAGCCTGGCCAGCCTGGATTAACAGTGCTCGGCGCCGAGAGCGACGCTCCCGAAGCGGTTGCCGCAGCGTCAAGCGTTGCGCCTGATCCAAACTCCCCCGATCCCCCCAGTTCATAAAAAACCTGCAGGCCGATGAACTGGATATCGATCGAGCCAGTTCCGGCGCTGAATGGACTGGTCGCCACCTGAAACGTGAACGAACCTAGCGATATATCCGGCACAGTGGTTCCGATGGAACTGCCCACAAAAGTTCCATCGAACCCCAGACCGGAAGGCGAAGGAAAGGTTATACAGGTGCCCCCGGCGAAGTACGCGGCCGAAACCGCGCTGATGGCAATGCTGCCAATGCACACGGGGATGATGCGAGTGACCACCGCGCCGGCGGGCAGTCCTCCAGGCACTGCGAATCCTGCATATGTGACTGGACCAACTCCTGAGCCATCCGCAAACGATCCAATCAGGTTGATCAGCCCGTCAGTTGGAGCTGCGGCCGGGTAAGCCCATGCAAACTGCCCGATCGGTCCGGAGGGTCCCACGCCGCCAATCTCAAGAATTCCGGCGGCCCACGGGGCCGATGAGCCGGATATCGTGACCGTATTCGGACCGCCGACTGCCGGCGCAACCCACACTTGCCATCCCAGCGCAGAGCCATAAATCGGAGTCCAGGTCTCTCCGTTGCTCGATGAGATGGTGAGCGCGCCGCCCGACTGCACAACGGCTACCAGCACATTGCCGGCCGTGTTCGGCATGTTGTAGATCAGCGGCTCGAGCGCGGCCGACTGCGATGCATCAATCTTTTTCTGTATCGTGCCGGGCAGGTTGTACGAGCTGAGGCCGCGCTCCATCTGCGTTGTCGCAGGTTGCGGCTGGGTGGACGTGGATGCGGCGATGGCAGCCTGCGCAAGCCCGCTCTTGAAGATGTCTTCGATCATGTCCGCGAAGTCGGCGTCGCCGAACGGCGGATACAAACCCCACTTGAATGCTACCTCTGGGCCGAGCTGCGGAATGGCCGCTCCGGCGCCGAGGTCTATCTCAGAAGATTGCAGCCCGGCAAAGTGCGGATACACGATCTGCTGCGACGTGTACGGCGTGCTTGTGCCGGGTATGTTGCCTGCGGTGGCATACTCCGATCCCGAGCCGAGCTGCGGCTCAAACTCCAGCTTGTTTTTGGTGATGGGCGGCTGAAAGCTCGTCGCTTCCATCAACTGCGCGTAATAGACCTTCACCGTTCCGCCGGGGAAGAGAGCCGAGTCGATGAAGACCGTCGCACCCATGCCCTGCTGCCAGCGGTAGCAATAGGGCCAGTTGCGATAGCAGGACGGCCCGCTTGGATCAGGTCCGGTCTCAAGCTCGTTCCACAGCGGGATCTCCCAGTTGCCGCTCAGCGTGGTGGGGCCCTGGCCTCCATAATCATCGACGTCGAAGCTATAGCTGCCCTCGAGCGTGACGGCAGTCACAAAGTAGAAGTTCTCGTCGGTCACTTCCACTGAGCCAGTGCCGCCGGCGTAACTGAAACTCTGCGAGGTGAAGGTCAGCGGGTAGAGGCCGCCGTTGACCATCAGCTGGAGCACGCCGCGGATGGGCGAGTGGCCGAGAAGGAAATCGATATTCTCCACGTAGGAGACGATTCCCTTTTTCATCTGCTTGAACTTCTTTGTACCACCGCCCTGGCGCAGGTTTGCCGCCCAGGTTGCCAGCAGCACACTCATGGTCATCCCGTAGCCGTTGGGGATAGCCGAGCCGTAGCTGGCCGATTGCAGCAGCGTGCCGTACGCAGTAGGACGCTGCGAGCCTTGACCCTTGAATGTCTGCATGGAAATCGATCAGGAAGCCGGGAACGGGTCGAACAACTCCATTGCGGAATAGGCGGTGAGGCGATGTCGGCTCAGGTCGCTCTCGTAGACCTTGTCACCGTAGGCGTGAATTCCCATCGGCCACTCGGTCACGATCGCGCCGTGATTGAAACGCTTCGATCGCGCCACTCGAAACAATGCCAGGCAGCCCGGCTTTGCAGCGGCGACGCCGGGCCTGGCGACAGCTTCCGCAACACGCCGCGCATGCGAAGCCAGGCGCAGCAAATATCGCTCGCTGGGCTCATGGCAAAACCAGTCATGCGAATAGAAGCCGAGGTCCTCCAGGTCCGCGCACGTCGCCGCGCCGATCTCGATCAAGTACTCCGCGATCAGCGTTCCGCAGTCGCAGCCCACGCCTTTCACGCGGCCATGCAACACGTAGCGCGTGTCGAGCCATGTGCGAGCCACGGCCACCGCCGCTTCACGCTTCACCATCACACAGCCTGCTGCGGATTCGGCACATACGGGAAACCGAAGTATCCTTCGTCGCCCAGGTTAATGGGCGGCGTGGTGCTCACATAAAACGTGTCGACGCCGGTAGTCGGCGGCCACGGCAACGGCGAGTAAACAGAAAAGATGGAGTGGGAGTTGCCGTCTCCATCTTTGTACTTGCCATTGCCCGCGATCGCGCTCCACGCCCCAGCCAGTGTGGCGCCCGCGCCGGAGAGGAAGATCATGTAACCGCCGGCAAACAGGTTGCCGGAATAAATCTTGTCGGCCGTGGGCCCCGTGCAGTCGGCGATGATCTGATTCTCGCTGGATCCCGCAAAGCAGGTGAACCGCGGGATAGAAGCATCGCCGGCCGGCAGATTGACCGGCGTCGTCCCGGCCAGCGTGTTAGTGACCTCGATCACCGTCGACGGCACCTTTTGCGACAGCACATTGAAATTGGAACTGCATTTGAAAACCAGCTTGTTGCGGCCGACCTGGCAGGTATCCACGCGGCCGCCGAACCACGGCGTACAGCCCAGCGTGTTGGCGTCGCCCGGCGTGGGCATAAAGCAGCGAAGAATCTGGATCGGCCAGTTATCGTAGGTATGAAGCCTCGCCAGCTGCGCCGGCGAGGCAGTCGCCGTGTTAACCGTGGCTGCGATATTGCCCGGCGACCAGGTCACAGTCATCGATGCCACATCCAGCCCGATCTTAGCCGTCACCTTGTCGCGCGTAACCACGGCCGGATAGAACTTGCCGTACGGTGAATAGATCACCGGGCCTTCGTGATTGGTGAGCCAGATCGCGCGCGGATCCTCGAGATAGCCGATCACCATGAGATCGCGGATGATCTTTGGGCCGGCCGACGCGAGCCAGGATTGAGTGGCCGCAGTGGTATCGAGACCGCTGCCTCCGGTGACCTTCCTCATGCCTTTGGCAGATCCTTGATGACGAGCTGCGGCGTGTTCACAGTGGTCGCCGTCGGCGCGTCAGGGGGATGATTCGTTGCTGGCACAGCGACAGGCCTACCCTCCGACTCCGCCGCCAGCGCCTCGATATCGGCGTGAATCTTGGCTTGCGCAGCCTCGGCAGCGTCGAAATCAGCCTTGCGGCCGCGCAGGCCTGCGAGCTCCTCGAGCGCGTTCTTGACGAGCCCAGGCGCGATCAGGCGGCCGTCGAGCGTGGGCCCGTAGATCGCCTTGAGATCAGGGAAGTCATTCGGCGTTTTCACGATTGCCATGGATATTTCTCCTAAGCTGCGGCCTTCACCGCGAGACCTGATGCGCGAATGAGAAACGGCAGGATGATGACGACGCTCTCGGCCGTTCGCTTCAGCTCGCGCTCGTTGCGGGCGATAATGCGCTGTGCCCCGCGCGACGCGCGCTCATCGCCGTAGACCTTGGCGACCATTTCGGTAAATTCGCGCTCTTGCCGCATCTCGCGCAAAAGCGGGTATTCATACTGGCTCAACGTTCGCACTCCTCACAACGGGTTCGGCCGCGACTGCGCCAGCTTGACGTAGCCCTTGCCGTTTTGCGACTCCGAGCCGCCGATGGTCCAGAACGCCTTGGCAAACTTTTCCATGTCCTGCATGTCGCTCTCGAAGTGCGCGCGAAAGTAGAAGTTGAACTGGGCAGTCACCGGCGCCGCCGGCTCGGTTGCCCCCCAGTTGAGATACATGCCCATGAACGACGCGCCGGGGATGGCCAGGCCCGGGCCCTCGATCTGGTACTCGCCCGCGCCCCAACCCACGCTGGCCAGCGTGCCGTTCCTGTAGACCGCCGGCGTTGATCCTGTCGAAGACGTGTTGAGATCGGTGATGTCTTCGTAGAACAGGCCGCCGAAGGTGCGCTGCAGCGGCGAGTACCAGTTTGTGCCGTCAGTCACAACCTGCAGCTGCGCCAGAGGGATGTTGGGCTGCCCGGAGACCATCGCAGGCCCGACGTAGTTGTCGTCGGGATCGAGCAGCAGAAAGTCGCCGGCCTGGCCAGATTGAAACAGGAAAAAGTCGAACAGCGTGCGCATATCGCCGACGGTAAAGACAACCGTCTCGCCGGTGAGCGAAAACGCCGTCGCCGGGTCGCGCAAAAAGTCATAGATGAACTGCCACGACCACTCCGGATTGATGGTCTGCGGAAGCGTTTCGCGGTAAGCATTTGGCGCCTTCGAGACCAAAGTGTCGAACCCGGCCGACTTCAGCACAGGCAAAGTCAGGCCGGGCAGCGACGGATAGACGAGAAGGCTCATAAGCGGCTGTCAGTTTCTCAGTTCACAGTTGTCAGTTAAAGCTCTAGAAACCGGCTGCGGCGAGAGCGTCGAGGTTGCCGCGAGCCATGGCGAATGCGTGGTCGTGATCCACCGAGTAATGCACGGCGATTACGTCAACACTGGCGGGTGACAATAGCAGCGGTTTGATTTGCGCAACCTTCACGACGGCCGCAGCGGTCATGTTGGCCTTGGCGCCCGAGCTGGAGATGGATGCTACCAGCGCAAGCACCGCGGTGACCGCCGTCGCCAGCCCCTGGATCGCCGCCAGCACCTTTTGCTGCGCGGACGAGCTGATACTCAGGGCAGCAAGAAGCGCCTTGTTGACGTTTTGCTGCAGCGCCGTAACCTGAGTCTGCAACACTCCAAGCGCGGTTGAGCTTGGATGCGCAAGATAAGCCTGCGCCTGCTGCGATAGTAGATTCGCGGCCGCATCGAAGCCGGCAGTCGCGGCGCCGATGATCGCAGCGTCCGCGGGAGCAAGACTGGCAACAACGCTGGTTACGGTGTTGGCGGTCGAGATCACCGTCGGCGTCCAGTTGACGATGTCCTGCGCAACCTGCGGGCCGGTGCATCCGGCCGGCGCGAATGATAGCGGCATCAGCAGCGCGACGATCGCCAGCGATCGCAGATTGCTGGTCGGCCTCGATGCCGGCGCGTCTGGAATGCTGGTTGCGCCGGGGTCCTTGGCGAGCGCCAGGCTCAGCGCGCCCAGCACGCCGCCGATGAGCTGCACAACCGACCCGGTTCCGGCATGGCCCAGCGTGACTCCCTGCGCTATGAGCACCGGCAGCACGGTGGTGAGCAGCGTGATGATCCCAAGCAGCGTCGTCTTGGGGTGCTGAATGATATTCGACAACATGAGGATTCTCCTTTGCGAAGGTTGGAAGTTGGGGTTGAGGACGAAGCGGAAGCGTTCGGCCATCGCGGCGCTAAGCAACGACAGTCAGATCGCGATCCGGGCTCTGCGAAATGCGATCGCGAATCACGCGGGCGAGAACAATGCAGCCCTCACTGGCCGAGTGATCGAGAGCCGCGTTATCGCCGTGGATCAGGAAGCCCGAGCGGCCGCACACATCCGTCGTCGGCGTCGGCTCGAGGCGGAACACCAGCGGACCCTTGCCGCCGGGGTCGTCGAACGGATCTTCGATCAACCACAAGCCGCGCGGAATGGGCCCGACATCCTTCACGGCCTGCATATCCGGGTTGTTCATGCCGCCGCCGTTGCCGCTGTAGCCGATGCCCAGCAACTCGCCGCCGGCATCGCGCAGCTCGCCCGTCGATTGCGAATAAGTCATCATGGCGTTTCAACCTTTCCAGGCCAGCATGGCCAGCTCCACGCGGCCGCGCACGCCCAGCTTGCGGCAGATGCGCGCGATTCGGTTCTTGGCGCTGCCCCAGCAAATACCAAGCTCAGCGGCGACTCTGGGCGCATCCATACCGGCCGCCACGAGACAGGCAATGCGAAATTCAGCCCGGGTAAGCCGCGCCCAGTCGTTGATGGGATACATCAGGGGATGGTGGTTACGGTGGTCGTCACGACTGTTGTCGCGGCGGATCCCGAGCCAGGCGCGGGCGGCGTCGCGGGTACAGAGATTTCGAATGGCGCCGACGGCGGTCCGGTTGCCGATGCCTGGGTTGTCTGCAGCACGTAGCAAAAGGTTGCGCCGGAGGTGACGGTGGAGTCGGCATAAGCAGTCGCCTGCGATGCCGAGCTGCCAAGCACCGCGTAGGAAGATCCAGCCGTAGGACAGGCCGCGCCTGCTGTCACAGTTGCGCGGCTGATAGTAAACGTGCACGGCGCCGCAGTTGTGCATCCCGCAAACGGCGCGGCGGCCGCCGGCATCGTCCAGGTCAGGTTGACCGTGAAGCTGGTTTGACTGATCTGCGCGGAGAGAGCAGGCGTAGACGAGAGCAGCGCGGCAAAGCACACCGCCGCGATAGCGATGAATCGCTTCATAGGTGACACTCCTTTTGAAGGGTTGAGGGTGATAGCTTGCAAAAGGGAGAAACGCGATGAATCAAACGGAACATGAAAATCTGACCACGCTAGCCAGGCTACTCAGAAGCCAACAGAGCCTTATCGTCGATCTTGCGAACAGGTGCAGCGTACTTGAGTCCGCAGCACGCCGCCAGAATCCAACTCTCGATGAAACATTCGAAATGCAGGTTAGCGCCGAAGCTGAAGCGAACGCCGAATCGACGACAAAGATGCTGGCGGCCATTGATTCACTGATAGAAAGCTGGGAACGAAATTAACTTTTTTCAGGCCAACTTGCCGTTCTTCCACGCCCGCTTCATCATGTCGATGAATTCAGGCTCCATCGATCTGACCATAGCTTTCATGCCGGTGCGATCCTGGGCGTGAAAGCTGTTTTCAAAATTGAAGTGATTCGTCGTCGACTTACCCGATGAGCTGTTTACGAGCCGCTCGAAGTTGGCGGACTGGCCGGGAGTAAGAACGCGCTCGCCGGCGTGAGCCAAGATGGGCACACTGCCGAACGGCATCTGCATTCGCGACTGCTGCTGAACCACGCCCCCATCGGCGAAGCTCTGGAAGGCGATGACGGCCGCGAACGCCGCGGCTGCCGCAGCCGGAGCGATAAAAGGCCCGACATATGGAATCTCCGCGACAGTCTTGTAGGTTGCCGCGGCGGCGGACTTGGCGTCGCCCAGGATACCCTGCTTTAGCAGCGCCTTGTGCGTGGCCGCCGCGGCGATCTCCTGCTCCGTCATCTTCAGAAGGTTGGAAACGAAGTTTTGAGCGATGCCGTTAAAAGACTGCGCAAGCGACTGCTCAAAGCCCTTGCCGGTCTGCACCCACTTCAGGACGGACTGATTGAAATCGGCGGTAATTTTATCCAGAGCCGCCTTCCACACGTCGGTCATCTGCATGTTCAGCGACTTCATGTTCTGGTTGAATTGCCGAGTGAGCTGCAGCTCCTTGTTCAGATCCTGCTGATACTTCAGAGGATCGTTGGAATCGAGAATCTCTTTCTGGCGGATGGAAGCAAGCTCGAGCTTATATTCCTCGTTGAGCGCCTCTTTCAGTTGCTGAATCTCCTGCGATTTGGAGATTTTGTGCTGGCGAACCTCCTCATCGAGCGATTCCTTCACTCCTCGATATTGATCCGCCGCGTCGCGGATGGCGCCGTCGGCCTTCTCGCGGTCCGCCTCCATCTCAATCTTCGCTGCCTGCTTGGCGGCGTTCGCCTCGGCATTGAGATCGGCGATGGTCTGGGAGATATCGCTAAACGTCTGCGTCTTCACGTCGACGGTCGCCGTCTGGTCAACGCCCTTGCGCAGCCTTTCGAGCACAGGGACAAGCTTGGCAACCAGCTCGATGTAATCCTTCGATCCCCGCTCGGCGGCGTTGAGCCGATTCTGCCAGAATGTAGCCTCGTCAAGAAGTGAAAGCTGATGCCCCTCTTGCTCCGCCGCCAGGCGCATCTGATTCAACTCAGCTTCGGCCTGCTGAATCGCCGATATCCTCCCTTTAGCGGCCCCAGCCGCTCCGCGACCGCCGCCCCGACCAACGGATTGCCCATCCCGAGAGCCCTGCACGGCATCTCCATCCGTGTCGAAAGTCGGCAAATCTTTGGGTACGACGGGAGAATAACTGAAGTCTTCGCTTACAGCGTGCCAATGACGCTTGATCTCCTCGAACCAATCTCCCCATACGCCAGCAAATGCGCGGGCCGGAGCTTGAGAATCCTGCGCGAGCTGAGAGAAGTTGCCGGTGAGCAGATCATGGAACTCCTTACCCAGCGACGAGACAGAGGCAATGGCTCCCTTGGAAAATGAGACTATGATCGCCCCAGCCGTTTCGAAAACGGTCGCGATAATATCGGCCGCAAGATGCAGAGTTCCGATGACGCCCAAGATCGATTCGCCCACAATTCCTAATGATGGAATCAAGGCAGCCTTGAACTCCAGCGAGAGTCGCGCAGTCTCCGCCGTCCAGCGCCGAGCCTGCTCCACAGCTTCTTCAGTCACACCTGTCTGCTCACCCGTCTGCTTCATCACGCCGCTCAACTGAGAGCCCATTTCCTTCAATATCGGGATGAGCTGATACCCACCGCGGCCAAACAGCGCTACCGCAGCAGCGGCAAGCTTCGCATGATCCTCAGTGCCTGCAAACGCAGTGGCGACAATCTGCAGCGCACGCTCTGGGTCCTTTGAGGCCGCCTGAAGATCGGAAAGCTTGACATGAACGCCGTCGAGCGCCTGTTCCAGATTTTTTGACGGTTCGTCGATAGATCCTAGAGCTTTCTCGAATTTGAGCAGCCCAGTAGAAACGCCTTCCCAATCCCCGCCCATAGACTTAACTATTTGTTGCAGGCCGGCCAGGTCTTGGGTAGCGATTCCCGTTTCGACATGAAGATGGCCGAGTTCAACGAGAGATTTACTCAGCTCTTGTCCCCATTCGGCGACAAAGCTAAGCAAAATTCCGACGCCGGCCGCCTCGCCTGCAAGAGCGCCAAACCCGGCAAGGCTGCCCTTTTCGGCGACTCCGACTGCTGCCTCCTGGATTTCCGCGCTGGCCTCTTTTGCCGCCAACGCCGTGCGCTGCAGGGCGCGAATGATTCCGTTTTGCGAAAGCTCCGCCTTCTCGGCTTCCTCCTCGATGCTGCGAGCCTGCGCCTTCAGTGCCGCCGCCTGCTCCTCTGTTGCTTTGCGAAGGCGAACCTCCGAGGCGGCCAGTAGCCCGGTAGCCGTGGCGTCATCTAGCTTACCCTCCTTCACTAGGGCCAGAGATTCGCGTAGGTCCTTTTGCGCCGCAATTACCCCCTTTGTGGATTGAGCGATCTCCACCATGTCGGCGCTGACGTTTTTTGCAAGCTCTTTCGCGTCGTCGCTAATCCTGGCCAGGTGAACCTTGGTGCGGCCAGCCATTTCGCCGAAGGCGATCGGAATACGCTCTGCGGCCTCCCGAATGGCGCCAACGCTTTGATTCATGCCCTCTTGAAGCTCGGCAACATCGACCGTCGCCCCGATTTTCAGGTTAGCACCCATTTTCACTCCAATGAAAAAGCCCCGCCTTGGGCGGGGCTTTCAGCAATCAACTGTTTGAAGTTATTCGGAAGCCGCTACCATCTTCAGCCCCTCGTTAATATCCGGCGACTTGTCGACGCCAGTCTTGTCAACACATTCCCTTTTGTAAGTCTGACGGAACATCAAAGCATTCTCGTCGTAAATCCGATCATCGACCACGACCGCGCGGCCAACATCCATGCCACCGAAACCATTCTGAGCGCGGTATACGTAGCAAACCGCTCCGTCTGGCATCTCCAACACCAAAGAAGTCTTAAAGCTGTCAGGATTTCTCATCCTCTTTCGCAGAGTTACTGCACCGCCGAATGCCGTTTGCCATTTTGCCTCATCCACCGCCTTTTGCTCGGAGGAAGGCACGCCATCGCCGCGCGCGCTCGCTAATTCCTGGCTGGTTAACCGCACCAAAATGCCAATCCCAAAAATCACTGCGAAGACAACTACGACAGCCTTCACAAAGCGCCTCCGAACGGCAAAAGTATAAACCCCTTTACATCCGGAAGCCAATACAACTTTCGACTTATAATGCGCCTTTCTTCGGATTAAGAGCCAGCTGAGCGTATTCATAGAGCTGGCGCGTGCGGTCATCGATTTTACCGACGGGGGCACCAATAAACCGAGCCAGCTCCGCGATGTTCTGCGGCTTATCGCCTGATTTAGCCTGCGAGTGCGCTCTCGCGTTAGCGGCAGTGGGATTTCCTTTTTTCCCCTCTCCCAGATAACGCAACGCTAGCAGGACGTGCGTCGGGGGATTCTCGGCCCAATAGCGGAACAGGCAAAACACCTCGCAGGCTTGCTCTTGGCCGAAAGCCGACGGCGGACAGGAAAGGGCCGTGCACCCCAAGCCATAAAACCAATCCCAGTCTATTGATCCGCCGTCGGCGCCGCTTCCCCCGTGGTAGTCGTCTCCAGGCCCGTAGCCGCTCGAATGGCGCCTACAACCTTGGGAAAGCTGTTCAGATCGATCCAGTCATAGAGATTTTCGAGTGTGACTTCCGGATAGTTGCGCCGAATAGCGGAAAGAATCACCGGGAAGAAATTCTCGACCACCTCAGACAGCTTGATACCCTCAGTGGCAGATGAAGTCATGGTGTCGTAGTGAAGCTTAAGATCCTTCACAGACAGCGACGGGATGATGTAGTTACGGCCGTTCAAATAAACCGGAACGCCTTCGTATTTCACTCTTTCTGTCATAGCTCAATCCTTTTCTTGCCTTCGCCTGGCGAGGCGATCGCTGGATATGCCTCGCCAGGCCCGCTGTGTGTTTCGGCCAGGGCGTCCAGCCCATACAACACCCCGGCCATCGCTTGCTGGGGTTTATCTCTTACAAGTCGGCGGCGAGGCTGCCGAGCGTATTGGTCTGATCGGCGAATGCTTCGTAATCGAAGTCGCTGATCCAGTAATCTTCCTGCTTGGTGGGGATGGAGAAGCTGCCGAACACCACGGCGTTGAGCTGCAGCGACATCAGCTTGCCCTTGAAGGTGTTGAACAGCACAAGCGATGACTGCGGCTGCGCTCCGATCAGCTCGTTGGTCAGCGCGATTGTCTGGCCTGCCGTGTCAGCCCAGGTATAGCTGAGCCTGACGGGAAATCCGCTGGTCACATCGGCGGTCGAGAAGCCGTAGCTGCCGTCGACGGGGCCGGTGGAGTTGTATGGCGTGAAAGTGTACTGGCCGGCCGCAGGCGAGCTGGCAACGAGCTGCATCTGGTCTCCGGTGTTGCCGTTGATGACGCCCAGGTTGACGCTCGCCTTAATGTTGCTTGTGCTCACGCTCGAGGCGATCGCGTGCTGCTCGTTGAAGACCGGCCGGGCAACGCCTGTGGCCGTGGGAAGGCCGAAGTAGATCTGGCCGAGCAGATCCGGAGGCGGCACGATCATCTTGCCCTTGCCGGTGACCTTGATCTTGCCGCGGAAACCGTCGAGCGCGTATGCGTACTGGCCGTAGAGCATCTTGAGGTCGCCCTTGAACTCGGCTGAACACTCCTGAAGCACCGGGAAGGCGTACGGAGACGGGTTGGCTGCAAGCTGTCCTACATTGGGCGTCACGATGAGGACGCCGGATGATCCCTGAAAGTTCATCTCGACTTCTCCTTGGCACTCATCGTGCCTTTTGCGTTAGCCGCGCGGGCAGCAGCGCTGCGCACGAAGCGGGGTTGGAAGAATTGGCCGACCGCGAAGCTCAGTCGACGCGGATGTGAAGCGGAAGAATAACCGCGCACTGCGGGCCCATGATGCCGGGATCCTGCGAGACATCGCCCTCGATCCAGCAGTGCGTGACCAGGCCGCCGATGGTGAACTTGCCCGTGCCGGGATCGTCGGGCTCGAGCGCCTGGTCGATGGCGAACAGAAGCTGGTTTATCTGCGTCGCGGCGAGAACAGTCTCCGCGCCGATATCTTCATCGGCCACCGGGCCTTGCAGGTACAAGATCAGAAAGCCATGCAGGATGAGCTTGCTGGGGAATCCCGGCGGCTTTTGCGGAATGCGCTGCTCTTTCACCTGCACTAGAAACAGCGCCGGCTGCTCAGCCTGGCCGAGATCCGGAGGCGGCTTGTGCTTGCGTCCGATGGAAACGAAGCCAGCGCCGGTGTCCTGCCAGTGGAACGCGGTGCCTCCCGATCCATCGGGGGTTTCGCCGCCATCGTCATTGAATGCCGGCAGAGCCGAGCCGCTGATTCCACTGGTCAGCGCCTTTTGAAGATGCCCTTGCGGATCTGTGACGACTGTACCGCCGGTGTAGACGGTGTCCGCAGCCCAGGGCGCCGCCGTAAGCTGCGACTGCATCCACGCCAGCAGGGCCGCCCATATCGCTTCGCGGT